TAGACTATAATGTGCTCAGTTACTAAGGAGAAATAATGGCCGCTGGATTAGGATTTAAGGATTTTACAACAGGCGAGGTATTAACCGCTGCCGATGTTGATGGCTACTTGATGCAAGGTATTTGGGTCTTTGCTAGCGCAGCAGCTAGAGATGCAGCTGTAACATCACCGCAAGAAGGTAATGCGTGTTATTTAAAAGACACAAACCAAGTTTTAACTTATAGTGGTAGTGCATGGGTTGCAGTAGGTGCTGGCGCATCTCCTTTGACCACTAAAGGCGATGTTTACGGATTTTCTACAGTAGATGCACGCATTCCAATTGGTGCTAACAACACAGTTTTAACAGCAGATTCGGCTCAAGCATTAGGTTTAAAATGGGCAGCACCCGCTTCCCCTGCTTTTGCAGGAGTTAGGGTAAGAAAAAGCGCAACTCAATCCATACCAAATGCAACAGATACTGTTATTACTTTTGATACTGAAACTTATGATACTGACGCTTATCACGACAATACAACAAACTCAAGTCGTTTAACTGTGCCTGCTGGTAAAGCTGGATATTATAGTATTTATTTTTGTATTCAATGGGATGTAAATGCTACGGGTGATAGAGAAATTTCTTTATACATAAACGGAACTGCAACAAGAATTTGCTTTAACAATCAACCTGGAGATGCCACCCTTTACACAGCATTAACTGGTACAACTACCTATTATTTAGCAGAAACTGATTATGTTCAATTAACTGCTTATCAAGACAGAGGTGGCGCATTAAATGTAACAAACTCCACAGCAATTTCATTCGGAATGGATAAGGTGGGCTAATGCAAACATTTACAAAACCAACTAACTTAAATGGTGCAGAATTGCGCCAAGAATTAAATGCTGCTGGTGTGAGTATTTCAAATGAGATAAGTGCTGTTGTTTTAGATGGCGATGTTTTATCTCTTGATATTGCAGCAAAAGATAAAGCAAAGGCTGAAACAGTAGTAGCAGCACACAACGGCACTGTCTAGCATAATTTTGCGTGATGGTTAAGCCTAAACTATGTGCAGCTGGTGTGCAGTTAAGAGAGCAAGTTGATACGTGGTTTCCAGATAGGCGTACTGCCAGCGATGGGTGGGTGGGCGATAGCCGTCATGCCTCCAGAAAAACCTCAGATCATAATCCAGACAAGTTCGGATATGTACGAGCAATTGATATTGATTCTGGGCTGGAGCCATCCGATGGGCTCGCACCTTATTTGGCTGACCAAATCAGAATCGCAGCCAAGTCGGATCCACGCATATCATACGTCATCTTTAACAGGCGAATATGCTCGAAGATATTGAATTGGAAATGGCGTAAGTACAAAGGCATCAACCCGCACACAAAGCACATACATATCAGCTTTACAACATTAGGCGATTTAAATGGCACAGCGTTCGATATACCACTAATAGGGGGCAAGATATGAAGATAAGCAAGAAGCAAAAAGCAATACTAAAATCATACTTTAGAGGTGTGCTTGTATCTCTGCTAACATTTTTAGCAAGTAATGAATTAGGTTTAGATCCTGCCGTGTCTGTAATTGTTGCAGCGCTAGCAGGTCCAGCAGCTAGGGCTCTAGATAAATCCGACAATGCTTATGGCATCGGTGCTAATGAAGCATGACACCTACAGAAATAGCATCTTTTGGCGCTGGCGCTATCGCCGTGCTATCAGGCGTGCTAATCGGATTACGTTTTTTAGTTAGAGGCTGGCTCAATGAGTTGCGCCCCAATTCTGGCAGCAGTATGAAGGATGCCGTGGATCGAATTGACCAAAGAAGTTCACGATTAGAACAGCGTGTCGATGATCTCTTTGTTTTAATTAGTAAGTCATAATTTTAAGATGGCTACTAAACGCAAACCTAAAAAGAAAATAGCACGTAGGCGTAGGACTACTAAAGAGCCTGTACTTACAAAGCTAGATTTCTGGGCAATAGCAGCTAATGAGGTTTATATGGCTTGCCGTAAATCAGGTATGGATGAAGGCACAGCTCTAGCGTTTGCGATGGATAGGTCAAGTTATCCAGACTGGATCATTGACACCAAAGATCCTATGACAAATCCACTTGATGACTTTGAAGAGGATGAAGATTAAGCCATCCAGATACCTCGTTATCTCAGATTTGCAGGTGCCCTATCACCACGAAGCAGCTGTAAAAAATGTTATCAAGTTGGCAAGGCGTGAGAAGTTTGATTCAGTATTGGTAGTCGGAGATGAAATTGATTTTCAGAGTATTAGTAAATGGAGTGAGCAGACACCTTTGGCTTACTCAGAAGACTTACACGCAGATCGTGAGCTGTGTAAGCAGATACTCTGGGATCTCGGTGAGTACAGTCCAGAGATGCACGTTATCCGCAGTAATCATACTGATCGCTTATATAACACTTTATTAAAAGTACCTGGCTTAATTAACCTGCCTGAATTGCAATACCCAGCATTTATGGGATTTGCTGAAATGGGTATCACCTACCATAAAACAGCTTATGAGTTTTACCCTGGGTGGGTTTTGTGTCATGGAGACGAGGGCAGCATGAGCCAACATGCGGGCGTTACCTCATTAAATTTAGCCAAGAAATTTGGAAAATCAGTTTTGGCGGGGCATAGTCACAGGCTTGGCATGAGTGCCTATTCAGAGGGCATTAACGGCCATTCTAGGACCCTATATGGGGTTGAGGTAGGTAATCTTATGGATCGCAAAAAAGCCTCTTATATCCGCTATGGAAGCGCTAATTGGCAGATGGGCTTTGCTATACTAGAAGCCGTTGGAAAGACGCTAACACCTACGTTAGTGCCTATCTCAAAGGATGGCTCATTTACAGCATTGGGCAGGTATTACGGGTAACATCGTTACCTAATCGTTATACAAATTACGCCCAAAACAATCCACAAAGTCGTACACAGGTGCAACACTATGCCTGTACCGCAAAGTATGCGGACAGTTAGGGCTATAAATGTATAACGAAGTAAAGTGCGAATGGTGTAAAGGTGTATCACGTGGTGATGTTTGTCCACGATCTCTAGAATGTCCAAGTTGCTCAGCTAAGCCTGGTGCATCCTGTGTCAGACCTTCTGGTCATAGAGCAGCTGAAATACATAAAGATCGAATTAACGCAGGTTATGCAATAGATGATGCAAATAATTTCGATTGGAAAATTGCTTACGCTGACAAAGTGGCGGTGTCAGTATGAACCTTTATGCTGATTTAAAAGATTTAGGCTATGTATTGATGTATGGAATAGTCGGCCTAATTGTAATTGCCTGGATATTTAACGAAATTAAAACCAACGCACAGAATCGTTACTACTGGATTGGTCGCAAGGATGGCTGGGATATGCATCGCAGAATGATCGATAACAAAGTTAAAACCGATGAGGTGTTTGACTATGACAAGAACTGAGAAGTTGTTTGAACAGGTCATCGATACCTTGCATAGTAGAGGTGCTGATTATGGCCACCCGATCACAAATCATAAAAGAATCGCAGAGTTATGGTCGGCTTACCTGGGCTATCCAATTCAACCAAACGAGGTGGCAATTCTCATGTGCCTACTCAAAATCAGCAGACAAGCTCAGGATCCACGAGTTGATGACAATTACACCGATGCGCTTGGATACATCGCTATCGCTAAAACAATAACTGAAGCGATGCAAGATGAGGATGGAGTTTGGAAAGATGGCATTTAATTTAGCAGATTACGAAACAGTCGAGAGCCGACTAGAAAAGTTTTGGAAGGAGTATCCAGATGGAAGATTATCAACAAAGATTGAACAGGCCACAGACACTAGATACATTATTAGTGCTCAACTATTTAAGACAGAAGCCGATGCACAGCCGTGGGCGACTGGGCTTGCTAGTGAGAGCGTGTCTGATCGGGGTGTCAATTCAACTTCTGCATTGGAGAATGCTGAGACTTCAGCAATCGGCAGAGCGCTTGCAAACGCAGGTTATGCAGCTAAGGGCAAAAGGGCTAGCCGAGAAGAAATGACAAAGGTTGCAAGTTATTCACCACCTGGCACAAGGGCTAGAGCTGTAGAAGATGTGCTACGTGCATCATTCGCAGAGGACAAGCCAACTGTATGGAGTGTTGGTGATGCAATAGAAGCAATACCAGTTAATCCGAAACCACAAGAATGTAAACATGGCACGATGATTCTTAAAGAAGGCACAGCCAAAACTGGCAAGCCTTATCATGGTTATGTTTGTAGTGCAGCAAAGCCTGATCAGTGTGATGCTAAATGGGCAAAAATTACAGCTGCAGGATCTTGGTTCTTTCCTAGCGATAGCGAAGGAGGTGAGTAAATGGGATATGTAGAGATTTTAAGAGGCGGACCTTACCTGGAACGCATCGAGAACGACCAGGTAAAGTTCTTGCCTTCTACCGATGTTTGTGTAGCTTGTAATGATGACAGGCTTATAACTTCAGGTAATTTCTTAGTTTGTACTCAGTGCCACTGTAGGCAATAAGGATATTATCATGAAACACGCACAATTCAAATGTAATGGTTGTAGTCGCAAAACCGAGTTTCTGTGGCTCGATCAGTTGGATATGCCCGATGGATTTAAGGCGTATCAGTGTATGGATTGTGGCTGTGTCGGTGTTAAGAATATAGCCGAAGCAATAGGCATACCTGACAGCGATATAACGAGATGCACGCAGTGTGGTAGTTGGCAATTTCTAGGTACTGACTGCCACACCTGTGCTTTGATTGGAGCAAAGTGATGCCAACGTATGAATACAGCTGTAATGAATGCGGCACCTATGGATCAGTACATAGATCCTATGATGATGAGAGTGGGCCAATGAGTTGCCCTAAATGTAATTTGCAAATGAGCAGGCTATATAGCGCACCTGGTCTCATATTTAAAGGTGGTGGATGGGGTGGCCAAAGATGAGCGCATCTACAGATATAAATTGGGCTTACCAAAACAAGCTGCGTGATCAGTGGTTATTAGATAATCCTAATTCACAGTACATAGGTTGGATGTCAATATGACAGGTGGCTGGGATGAGACTTGGATTGACACCGATGATTTACGTATTATGACTTGCCGTCTGACCTGCGGTTATGCTGATTGATTTGACATGGCATGCTACCCTAAACAAAAAGCGTTCGATCATAAATCGAAAGGCTGAGCCGCCATCGGCTAGGCTCGGTAGGCGCAGAGTTTGGGCCACCCTATTGCTAATTGCATTAAGCAGTTGCCTTTTACAAGATTATTCCGTTGCTAATGACAAAATAAATCATTACAGACAATGGGCTTTTATACAGCTTAATAATTTAGATGAGTTTTATTGTTTAGATTACTTATATTTTAGAGAATCTAGGTGGAATCCTAATGCACGTAATGGTTCACACTATGGCATACCACAAGGTAGGTCTAAGTGGTTGGCTACTGTTGATGGATATAAGCAAGTAGAGTGGGGTATCAAATACAATAACAATAGATATGGTTCTATGTGTAAAGCATTAGAGCATTACAAGCTTAAAGGATGGCATTGAGTAATAAAGCGATAGGCAGTGGTAAGTGGAAGAAACTACGCATTACCATATTAGATCGTGATGGCTGGCAGTGTGCATCGTGTGGTAGGCCAGCGCACACAGTAGATCACATCATTCCACGTGTTAAGGGTGGCGATATGTGGAGCCCAGATAATTTACAAAGCATGTGCAAATCATGTAACAGCGCTAAAGGTGGCCGTTTTTTTAGCCACAAGGCGAC